GGTAATGTTGGGATTGGGACGAGTTCGCCAGCGCAAGCATTAGATGTTCAAGGAGCAACAGGCGACAACTCCGATGTTAGCATCAGAGTAAAGGCCAAAGGGACAGGCGACTCTGACGCAAATGTCATTCTTGACGCTGCGGATACTGGTGAAGCTGTTCTTGCGTTTTATCAAGATGGTGTTTCAAAGGCTAGTATTAATTGGTTTCAAGGGGGTTCTCCTGATCTAAATATCTCTACCGAAGCTGGAACAAACGGTGTGATTGACCTCCAACCAAACAATAGCCTTGCCATGCGGATCGCCAGCAACGGTAATGTCGGGATTGGCACAACCAGCCCAGCCACAGAGCTTGACGTAAACGGCACCGTAACAGCCACAGCATTCGTAGGCGGCGGCCTCCCTACTGTGGTCAGATCGACTGCTCTCACTTCTGCTGACAGCATGACCTATAGCCACGGGGAGAGTTCGACCCCTGACTTGGTTTGGGGAGAGATACACGTCACTAGTGCTGTTCATGGTTACTCGGTTGGTGATGTCATTAAGGTTTCTCGAATATTCGAAGAGGACGAAAACGAACATCACCTATCTATATACGGAAATGCCACACAGATTGGTCTAGCTCAGAGTGGCACAGATGAGGTTTATAGGGCTTGTCACAAAACATCTGGGACCAAAGTAAGTTTTTCTTCTTCTAACTCAGAAATTAAACTTGTCGGGGTTTGGTTCTAGACTAAATGGCTACAGTAGAAGAAATCAGAGAAGCTGCTGAACAAAGTCTTATCACATTCATCAAGCTTGTAGCACCTCAACGTGTACTAGGTAACTGTCACGAGGATGTCATTATCCCTGCGGTTCTTGACGAAGAAGGCAACGAGATTGAGCCTGAACGCACTGAGCAGCGGTTGGTATCTGAGGCTGTCGAGGCCGTAGAAGCGCAAGCAGAACGCACTGTCACTCGCACTCATGAAACCGCAGAAGAAGCACCAGAAGGCGCTGTAGAACGCACCCGCAAAGGCATCCGTTACCCGCAGCTTCTCTCATTCATCGGGGCTGCTACTGAACAACGACTGGCTTACATTGAAGCACGCTTGGATGCGGCTGGCTTGTAATGCTCACCTTCAAGCACGCTGGCGGCAACTACTACCGCACATCGGAAGTTATTTACGGCAGGGATTACACAGTCCCTGCCTTCAAGCCTTACGATGAGGTCACTGAAGCTGAAGTATTGGCATGGGTTCACGCCTCTGTTGATAAAGACGCTACAGAAGCAGCCCTTGCAGCCAAGATTGAAGCTGACAAGAACCCAACCTCAGCCGCAGGAACACCTTGGGGCTAACCCTTTGAAAGGAGATCAACATGACTGCTGAAGATAAAAAGGCGATCATCACGATTGACGATGTAGACTACACGGAAGACCAACTTACTGATACGCAGAAGGTAATGATTAACCACATCAACTCTCTGCAACAGAAGATCAACTCTACGGAGTTTAACTTAGATCAGCTAAAGGTAGGTAAAGACGCCTTTGTTAATATGCTGACCACAAGCCTTAAGTCTGATAAGGAATAATAACCTATGTCCCGTGACCTGTCTACAATAACCTTAGAGAATATTGAGGAAGGTGTAGTTTACCCTTTCTTTGCTGTTGAACTTCTGTTTGATGGTGACAATACCCTACGTATGTGGACAGGTCAAGGTACACTTGTCCTAGAGGATGGTACCGAGTGGGTTGGCTTAGGCAACCTCCTTGACATTTCAGCTATCGAAGAGACCGCTGAGATGGCCGTTAAGGGGGCAACTATCACTTTGAGTGGGGTACCCTCAGAAGTCCTTTCCTTGGCCCTCAGTGAGCCTTATCAGGGCCGTGTGTGCAACATCTACTTTGGTACATTCTCTATTGGTAAGTTGTTACAAGAGAGTGGCTCTTTTATCCTACTACAAGATGGCTCTAAGATACCACTAGAGTCAGGTAGTACAGGCTTCAACCAACTCTTTGCTGGCTACATGGACCAGATGAATATAGATGATGGTGGCGACACAGCTACTATTGAGCTTATGGTTGAGAACAGGTTGATTGACCTTGAGAGAGCTAGGGTAGCTCGTTTCACTTCAGGTTATCAGAAGTCTCTGTATCCAGATGACCTTGGGTTAGACTTCATTGAAGACCTGCAAGACAAGGACATTGTGTGGGGTCGTAAAAGTGGCAGTTAAATACCAACAAGAGTTCCTGTCTTCTGTTACAGGTGAAATAGAGCCTCTTCTTAATTCTCACTGGGAAGAGATAGCCCTGAACAAAGAGAAGATTAAGTTGAACCCCGATTGGGACGCTTATCAATCTCTTGAGGATCAAGGTAAGCTAAAGATATTTACAGCTAGAGATGACGGACAGCTTGTAGGGTACTTTGTAGTTATCGTAGGTACTAACATCCACTACAAAGACCACCTCTTTGCCTCTAATGACATTATCTACTTGTCGCCTAAACACCGTAAAGGTTTCACAGGTATCAAGCTGATTAAGTTTGCTGAGAGGTGTCTTAAGAGTGATGGGGTATCTGTCCTAACTATCAACACTAAAGTTCACCAGCCTTTCGACAGACTAATGGACTTCCTTAAGTTCCGTAAGATTGAACGGGTATACTCAAAGTATTTAGGAGAATAACATGGCTGTATCAGCTATTGCGGCACTAGCATCCAGTGTTAGTTACACAGCGGCGGCTGGTTTTGCCTTTGCTGGTTGGAGTACTTTTGCACTTAACTTTGCCCTTGGCGCAGCCCTAAATGCCCTAAGCCCTAAACCCTCCGGTGCTAACCGTGGTTATCAGGTAAACAGCCGTGGTTCAGCACTAGACCACCAGATTATTTATGGTAAAGTTCGTGTTGGTGGGGCTATCGTATATGATGAAACTACAGGCACTAACAACAAATACCTCCATCGTATCATTGCTGTAGCTGGACACGAAATAGAATCCTTTGATCGTTTATACATTAATGATTCCTATGTAGATGTTGCCGACATTTCTGCGGACGGTAACATATCAGAAGTAGTTGATAGTGATGGTAGCACCTCTGATCGTTATGATGGTAAGATACGTGTTAATTTCCACTTGGGGGACTCTGACCAAACCGCTGATCCTGATCTTGTAGCTGAGTCTGCTAACTGGACTTCAGCACACAGGCTCCGTGGTATTGCTTATATGTACGTCCGTATGGAGTTTGATGCTGATGTTTTCCCCAATGGTGTACCAACCTTCACAGCTACAGTAAAAGGTAAGAAGGTCTACAACCCAACTACAGACACTACAGCTTGGTCTGATAACCCTGCCTTGTGTTTGAGAGATTACCTCATCAGTAACTATGGTTTGTCAGAAGAAGTTGGCAATATTGATGATGACCTTGTTAATACTGCTGTATCTATCTGTAATGAGACTAACACAGATGCGGGTACAACTCGTTACACTTGTAATGGTGCTTTTACTACTGACCTGACACCCTACGATGTTATCAATAACCTCCTAACCCCTATGGGTGGTATGCTGTGGTATGCTCAAGGTAAGTGGCGTATGAAGCCAGCTTACTGGACTGCCCCTGTACTTGACCTTAATGAAGACGACCTACGTTCTTCTATTGGTGTAGCTACAAGACACTCTCGTAGAGATAACTTCAACGTAGTTAAAGGTACATTCCGTGGTGAAGAGAGTAACTGGCAGACTACTGACTACCCACAAGTGGACAGTGCTGCTTTCCTAGCTGCTGATAATGGTCAAGAATCTGTTGCTGACGTAGACCTACCTTTCACAGATAACTCTATTGAAGCCCGTCGTCTTGCTCGTATTGCTCTTGAACGTAACCGTCAACAGCTTACAGTTACTGCTGCCTTTGGTCTTAAAACTATGCGGGTTCAGGTAGGCGACAACATTCGCCTTACCAACACTCGCTTTGGTTGGGATAATAAAGAGTTTGAGGTTCTGTCTTGGAACTTTGGTCTTACAGAGGGTCTTGATCTACAAGTCAACATGACCCTACGTGAGACTGCTGAGACCGTCTTTGATGAAGTAGATGATGGCATTGTCTATGAGCGTGATAATACGACACTGTTGTCTCCGTTTGAAGTACCTTCGGTTGGTATTAGCGCCGTAGCGACTACACAAATCCTCAGAGAAAAACTGACTAATGTCATCGACGTGAGTGTTACCTCTGGTCGTCCTGAGGGGATTGACCGTGTTGAAGTAGAGTTCAAAAAGTCTAGTGAATCTGAATACACAAGTGTCGGTACTGGTGAGATCGGTCTTTTCCGTGTTGTAGATGTGGAAACAGGAGACTATGACTTCCGCGCCAGAGCAATAAACAGCTTTGGTGTTAGGGGCGAATGGGAGTATCTTGCAAACATCTCTGCTGACGGACTACTTGGACCTCCTGCTGATGTCACAGGTCTTACTGCCGAAGTCAATGGTGCCACTATTCACCTTGAGTGGGAGCCTGTAGCTGACCTAGACCTTAGCTACTATCGTATTAGACACTCTGTTGAAGAGACAGGGGCTACTTGGGCTAATGCCACAACTGCTGTGGATAAAGTCCCACGCCCTGCTTCCGCTGTATCCCTACCCACAAGGCCGGGAACCTATCACATTAAGGCAGTGGATAAGTCTGGAATTACCTCCACAAACTACACATCTGTTGTGGTTCCAGCAGACAACATCCAAGGTTTCACTAACACCGACACACAAGTAGAAGACCCAACTTTTAGTGGAACAAAGACGGACTGTAGTGTTGTTAGTTCTGCCCTTGAGATCACTGATGTATCTTCTGCACCAACCTCAGCTACCTATGACTTTAGTACCTATATTGACACTGGAAGTGTTCGTAGGGTTCGTAGTCGGATTGAAGCTGAAGTCTTGCGTAAAGATAACAGTGCGGGTCTTTGGGATGACCTACCGGGTTTGTTTGATGAACTACCGGGTTTGTTCGATGACTTTACGGGCAGTGCTAGTTTCGCTGATGTCAATATCCAAGCCTACATCTCGACTACTCAAGACGACCCTTCTGGGACACCTACGTGGTCAGATTATCAATTATTTAGGGCTGGTGAATACTACGGTCGCGCCTTCCGCTTCCGTGTAGTCTTGTCTTCAACTTCTGTAGACGTGACACCATCTATCACTGGCCTACAAGCCATCGTGGAGTATAACTAATGAGTCAGAACGACCTTGTAATTGCAAACCAATCTGCACCAGACTTTAGGGCTGATCTTAATGACGCCTTGCAAGCTCTCGGTAGCCTTAACAGTGGGTCTACGGCCCCATCTACAACCTATGCCAATATGCTGTGGTACGATACCTCCAACAACATCCTCAAAATGCGTTCTGAGGCTGATGACGCTTGGATCAACGTCGGCTATCTTTGCCAGTCCACAAACAAGTTCTGCATTCTGGATGACACTAACGTGGTGACGACAGGTGGAACGCAGGTGGGGCTTCTGGGCGATCAAGCGGAATCAGCTTGGGAAACAGGTACAAGCACCACGGAAAGCCTTGTGAGTCCCGCTAAGGTGAAGGCGGCGGTTGAGGCTTTGACTCCAACAGTAGATGACCCTATTGGTGTTAATCAATCTTGGGGTGTAGTTTCTCTTTCAAGCGGGTCTGCACGTCAAAATACCACCGGACGCCCCATTCAAGCCGCTGTTACTGTTCAATCTTTTGAAGATAGTGATGATCCGGCCTCCTCAAACATTCAAGTTTCCTCAGACGGATCAAATTGGGTTACGGTAGCTTCCACTCCATCCTCAAGATCAAGCAGCTATAAGGCTTCTTCGACTATGATAATTCCAAGCAACCACTATTACAGGTATAATGGGTCTTTGGTTAGCGCCGCTGAAATGGCATAAGATATAATGTTATTCTACATAGCCCTACAACTTAAGTCTAGGAGTTAAAATGACCTATTCACTTTCACAACGTAGTATGCAGAACCTATCGGGTGTACACCCTGATCTTGTAGCTGTAGTAAAACGTGCCATTGAGGTCACTGAGCAAGACTTCAGTGTCATCGAAGGTGTCCGTAACATTAACCGTCAACGGGAGCTTGTTAAGGCTGGTAAGTCTACTACAATGAACTCACGACACTTAACTGGTCATGCTGTAGACATTGCACCCTATCCACTGTCTTGGGACTGGGATTACTTCTACCCTATTGCAGATGCTATGAAGCAAGCTGCTGAAGAACTTGAGGTAGACCTTGAGTGGGGTGGAGACTGGGAATCCTTTAAGGATGGCCCACATTGGCAACTTGGTTGGAGGAGCTACCCGTGAGTAAAGAGCCTTGGCACTTGAGTAAAAGTGTCCCTATTACCTTTATCCTTGCTATTGTAGCACAGACTGTAGCGTTGATATGGTTTGTAGCAACACTACGTAATGATGTAGATATGAACCAAGCACAAATACTCCGACATGAAGTTCGTATTGAAGCTGTAGAAGGTATAGTTCAAAACCAAGCAATTATGCTTGCTCGTATAGATGAGAACTTGAAGGCTATCCGTGATGCAATCGAAAGAAACCAAAGATAAGACCTATAAGCGCGAACTGGCTGTAGTTCTTCTTGTATGGTTTGCCTACCTAGTGGAGACTAAAGATGAAAGCCTTATCGAAGTTCTTGTGTGGCCTGTCTTCACGTATTCCGCTCTTGCTTTTGGCCTTCAGTGGTATGGTTCTAATGGCGGGATGCACAGGAATCAACCCCCTAAGCCTACTACAAGGCCAAGGGACTAATGTAGCTGCTAATGTGCAAGCTGGTAAGACTAACACTCAGACGGTTGGTCAGACTAACAACATAGCCCCTCAGACTGTGGTTAAGCCTGATGCTAGTGTAGATACTGTAGATCAGAGTACAAACACTACTACAAACAATGAATTGCCTCTGTGGGTGTGGATAGCCTTAATTATCACTTGGGTGGTAGGTTGGGCTACAGACACACCAGCTACAATGATTAAACAGTTATTCAATAAAAAATAGCCCGCCTGAATTAACAGACGAGCCATTCGATAGAGCCTCTGCCATTGATTTGGTAGGGGCTTTTTTGTTGTCTTATGCTGGGTTTGGGAACTCTACGCACTTGAACATTACGATTGCATACTTAGGCAGTTCAGATACAACTTCCTCCCTAACGGCTTCTGTTACCATATTACAAGTGTCTTTATTGGTAAACACTGTAGGGATTGCTTGAGTCATGCAGTCATTGGTAAGCATATTGCAAGCTAAAATAATTCCAGTGAACATCATGTAACCTCCTCGTCCATTCCTTTTTTGTAGTCCTCAAAGTTCTTTGACAGGTATGTGGCGGTGTACAGTGTTACCACAGAGATGCTAATAGCAAGGTTCCACAGGTAATGGATAACTACAACTAAGACTAGACACACAACTAGAACAGCTATAATCAGGATGTTAGTCAGCATGGGAAGGTTCCTCTGTAGCAATAAGACGCTTGAGGTACCACTCTGCTTTCTTTAGGTCTTCAACACCATTCTTGTAGGGCCATCTGTGCAAATACTTAGCGATATTCCCACGCAGGTATCCTTGGAACTCATCTTTGTTCAAGAAGTCTTCAATGTAGTCAATGCACTCAATACTACCATTCCCATAGTGGGCTGGGTTGTTTACGTTATCCATCTTTCGTTCTTCCTTCATCAATGTCTCATTCGTCATAGTCTTTTATGCCATGCTTATCTATATCATGTAGCATACAAAGTAAGGACTTCTTGAGGTCTTCGATTGATGTCCCTGTCACATCTACGGGGTTTTCTGTCCACACATCACCATCGTCTAGTTCGAAGTATTCATGGATAGCGTAGTAGTTATCTCCGTAATTATCCTTACGTCTCATCACCTGATAGTGCCAGTGGCTCATAGTAGGCCATCCTCTTTATCAGCCTCAGCAAGTGCTATAAGGAACTTCTCTTGCAACAGTTGATCTTGGACACGTTTAGTAATCTCATGCCAACTTACATGACCAATTTGATTGACCCCCTCAGGCGTCATCTCCAGTAGCCAAAGACCTACCTCATCTGTTTCTAGTGTAATGTTGTTCATATGTTATCCTCCGTAGTAGTCAATGACACGATCAAGGGCTGCTATGTCTAAGACGAGACTCACCCGATCCTCCATTTCAAGATCAGTTAAGTGATCTGTACCACGATCACCATCAAGCAGCAAACGCATCTCCACACAGGTCTCACGAGAGCTTTTCAGTGTAGCCAAGACAATCTCATTCATAATCTCTACGGCTGCACTTGTCTTCAGTACATCCTTGAATATGTCAACAGTGTCCATACTTCACTTCCCTTTTGTAAGCATCCAATCGTCAAAGTCGTGGGGAACCATGTAGTCCTCAAGCACACGTTCAATGGCCCTGAGGATTGTATCATCATCGTTATCAAGACAGATATTATAGTATTTCACAAGAGACACAATAACCATTTCATCTTCATAGTCATCTGTCAGGTTACGTAGCATCTTTTCGAAACGTGTTGTGATAACACCTGCTGCGTCTCGTGTTTGGTTATAATCAGTCATCAGATTCCCTCCTCAGTAAATAC